CATGGAAGAACGCCGGACAGTATATCTCCATGCATCAGTGACATACTGTCCGGCGTTCTTCCATGCCTCTTGGAATGGACGGACGATCTTCTGAATCAGATCGAGGAACCTGGATGTGAGACCATCGCCGTCATTTTCCCATGCAACCGGGATCTGACTAGCTCCACCGCCACCGCCTCCGGCTCCACCGCCGCCTCCACCGCCGGAATCCGAATCATCATCGGGATGGAAGATATTTAATTCATCAATGCCAAGCGTGTAGTCCTTCAGCTTTTTGGCACTATCAGCGGCATCACCCATAGCACCCGCAGCGTCATCTGCGTATCCGGCAGTATCTTCCCATTCTTCAGCGAGGCCGACATTGCCGATATCGACCTCCCATCCGAAGATAATGCCCAGAGCATTGACTACTTGCTCAACAATATCAATGATCGTATTTAATGCCCGGTTGACCGCCCGAACAAGCGGTTTCAACATGCCGATAAAGCCGCGACCAATAGCGACCTTCAGCTTGTTGAATAATTCGCCCATTAAACGAATTTGGTTCGCCCATGTCAAATGTTATCCTAAAGGCTTTTTATCCTTTAGTTCTGGGAGTTTCCTCGCATTGTGGGATGTCAGTTCATCCCCAGATCGGCGTACATTTTCAACCAAAAGAAAAGACGCATCTCTGCGTCTTTGGTTGTCGGGTACTCTTGGAGGGATTATATTTATTCACCCTCTACGCTCTACGGTGCCTTACGGCCTTGCGCAATCCGTAAGATTACCTCGGTATTGGCTTATTGACTTATCCATTTGTATCCATACGACGTCTTGTCAGGCTTATCGACAGCATGATGAATACACTTGTAATTCTTGCCCAACGCCCTTCCGGCATCGGCAATCCTATCGAACACTTGTATTATCTCTCCTGTTTTTGGATCAACTTGTGCGATCTTTCTGCCTTTCTTCTGTCGCGCATGGGATGTAACATCTTTAATTGGATAGTTTTCTTTATACACCCAAATATAATTCCCAGCCGTTTTGTAAGTCCCGGTTAATGCTCCAGAAATCGTAGACCTACGAATCCCGGTGAATTCAGCCGCTGCATTTACGCTCTTGAATTCTTGGATCATGTTCCCGCTTAAATCACATTGAACAATGGCTTTCATGAATATGCTGTCATGCCTTTCGTACACCTTGCCGCCGTGTTGTTTGTAATCATCCAAATACATGAACTGTTTCCCTTGTGTAAGGTGATGATTATCCGAACAACAGTCAGCCACATTATAATATCCATCGCGTGTTGCCGCCTCGGTGCTTTCATACGTCCTGACATATGTTCCATCAGGCTCCAAGCAGACAACAGGCTTATACTTCGTAAGTGGATTATTATAACCACCTACCGTCATATTATAACCATTTGGCATAAGTGTATGGTATTGATCAATGTATTTCTTTTCTAGCTCGTGGCCTTCCATCTCAGACTCGGCAGAATCTATAACCTCCCAATCGAAGTTCTCTTTGCCAAATTCTTGAATTGCTCTATGGAAGACACAATCCTCCTTTTCATAGCAGCGCTCGTGTTGCCATTTGCGCGACCGATAATTATTTGTACATCCAATATAAGATTGTCCGTTAATCCTATTAGTTGCTTTGTATATATAATATGTTCGCATAAAATCGCCTCCGAACATATTATATAAAAGTGTTCGATCTAAGTCAACTTAGCTTTTACCGATTTTACCCGATGTACTTAGCACATTACTGCACTAAGCGGCACACATTCTACCAGCGGTGCGACTAAAATCGTTCTGAGCAGAAGTGGTCTGAGACAACAAGTACTGATATCTCAGCATTGTCTTCTCAGCTTGCGACATCGATTTCACATCCGCATCGATGCCATTCTTCATCGCCCATTCTTGGAGTGTGGCGTTTGTCAGATCAAGACCATAATCTCTTACATTAATACCCCCGGTTTCCCGGTATTTATAGGGATTAGACTATCTCACCATCCTTGCGGATGACCGATACTTCGGGCGGCGCTAGTCTCCGTCCTACTCCCTTGCGGGATAGTCGTTACACCTTCCTCAAAGAGGCTTGGCACGGTATTGCCCTCGGCTTTACGTTAGGGGTTTTACCGTTAGCAAGTGCATAGCACTCACACCGCTTTTGCTTGCGTTCTTCGGTTTATTCGGAATGCATTTCTGCATTAAGCCGCTAATGTTAACGGTCTGGTCATGCCAGTTAAGATTGCGGTCAGGTCTTGTGCCATCTCCTCGTAATTTTCGACATTGTAGAAGGAGGACATATCCGCGCTCAACTTAGTAAGCGTCAAGGATACATCTGCCATAGAGGTTCCCAGATCCGCATAAGCACCAGTTAAGCCTTTCGTGCCAAGGAACTCGTTTGCCCTCTGCACTTGCTCATTGGTAATGCCCATCGCGGTTCCCATCGCCTGGAATCTGGAACCGATCTTTTTTGCGGTAAGTTCAGACATGCCGAAGTCCACAATGGAGGTTTTGGAGAAGTCCTCCATTTTCTGCTTCTCGCCTCGGAAAGTCTGATCGACCACGTTCTGAACCTCGACAAGATCACTTGCGGCGTCTATAGAACGACCTATGCCTTTGAATAATCGCAAAAGCAAAAAGCAATTCGCATATATCTTCCCGATGGTAGCCGCGAAAGACTTCGCGGTATGATCCGTGGCCTTAAACGAATTTCCTAATTTGGATAACGAAGTTGAAAAAGATTTCGTAATATTAGGCATCGTTTTAATCTTCGTGGAAAAGCCATTAAAACTATTCAAGGAAGACAATTGTGCATTAAAACTTCGAGCATTAATGCCATCCAACGCCGTCTGCAGTTGGCCCAGCTTGCCAATCAATTTATCTATAGAAGTAGTAGCTTTTTTATCTGTCGCAACTATGCCTATAGATAGTGTATCGAGATCAGGCATAGGCTCTCACCTCCTTTACAAGAAAAGGCAGTGGAACTAACCACTGCCCTTCTGTTTGCCCATCTCAAAATTCTTTTGCATCATTTCTAACTGAGCGAATAAGTGCTTTGTTTGCGCGATCTTCTCGTCCTCAGTCAGTTCCTTTTTATTCCATTCTTTCAAAATGGGTTCTTCGCGGAATTTCAGAGCCTTATGGCCTTTCTTGCGGAAGGCATTGGCCAGAGCAATTGATACTGCTTCAAATGTATATATCCCACTTAACCATGCGTTTTCATCTTCCATTTTCCTGTGCAAAACATACGCATCATCATATACCCACAGCTCTTTTGGAGAGCTATCAAGTATTTCTCTCTTGGAGACTCCTATCGCAAGATAATATGGGATAATTTCTTTATATATGACCTGAGAATACGGTTTAGACTTGATTTCCCTTACTTCTTCTTCGTAATGGTCTTCATACCCGTCTTGTGAGGTGCCGGATTCTTTTCCGGTTCCGTCTTCAGCAGGTCTCCCAAAAAACCCTCGCTCATTAACTCATTCCCCAGATCCCCAAAGAGATCCATAATACCGTGAGGGTTTTCATTTGTTCCTTCATCATGGTACTGATCCAGAAGATCGCCAACTTCCTGTACACTAGCTACCGGGTTGTACTTCTGAAATCCAAAGTACATTAAATCTCTGACACATACGAACAGGTCTTTAATCTTCCCGATCATCTGGGCACCTTGATCATCACTCACGTCTTCCTTATTAAAAAGCATGATCAGGTCTTTCGTCCTGTCCATCAGGTCGGTATCGCAAAACGAATTAAAGCCAAATTTGACTTTATATTCCTTATCGCCAATCTTAAGTGAATACATTAATAGTTCCCTCCCTTTAAATTATCCCTAAATATTAGGGAGGGGCGGCCCGAAGACCGCCCCACGTTTAACTATATTCAAAATGCCTAAACATGTGACCGCACTTCACTCGCATATCGCCCTGGACTTTCATCCCAGCTTTACGCGCTTCATTGCAGAAATACAAATCCTCGCTCAGTACGGAACCGCTGTTGTAGATAACATACTTGAACCACGGGAACGGCAAGCGGCTAAACGCATTGGCTTGAATCAATGCGCATCCCATACCACCGCCCTTCACGCTCATGCGCGGAAAATCCACAGGCAGTTCATCATAGGTAAACCGTTCCACAAAGTCAGGCTGTCCCAACTTAAACAGTTCCACTTCATGCTTCTTTGTATTTTTGTGCGGATAACACCCAAGCACCACCTCTGCCGGATGCTCAAGCATATGCAACAGAGCATTCTCAGGGACAATAATGTCACTGTCAATCATCAGGACATGGTCAAATCCCTCGTCCACCGTCCGTTTAGCAATGATGTTACGCGC